TTTGATAAATAAATATCAGCCTATTTTAAATGTGGAATTTATACATTCTTAACCTTATAAATTAAAAAAATAACTAAATTTAAATTATGAAAATAACAGGAGAACTAATTAAAAAATTTGATTCCGAAAAGATATCGGATAAGTTTACAAAAAGAATGTTTGTAGTAAGAACATTAGAGCAATATCCTCAAGAATTAGCTATACAGCTTAACAACGATAGATGCTCGTTAATTGATTCAGTAAGACAAGGCGAACAAGTTGAAGCAAACGTAAATCTTAGAGGTAGAGAGTACAATGGTAAGTGGTTTAATACAATCGAATGCTGGTCCTTAAACATTCAAACAGCCGACAAAGAGCGTATCGAAGAGCTTAAAGTTGAAAGTAATAATCAAGATTTACCTTTCTAATGAACGCACGTAAATTAATATTTAATCGTTTAACAGTAATATGGAGTGGTGTTAGTCGCATCGCTCCTAAATCTAAAGATGATTTGTTTTGTAAAAGATGGAAGCAAAGAGAAAACCGAAAGGGAGTAATAAAAGAAAAAAAGTATATAAACGATGAGCAAGATTAAAGTAGGTGATAAGATAAGGTCAAAAAAGACAGTTGTTTTTTATGAAAAAAACGTTATAACATGGAATAAAATTTATGAAGTTGCACATATTACTGAATGTGAGACTGGCTATCAAGTAATAAATGATTTAAATGAATTAATGATTTTTAAAATGCATGCTTTTGATAAAGAATTTGAATTAGTAGAAGAAAAAACTGATTTTGTAGTTAATAAAGTAATACAGAAATTTCGTGAACGTTCACAAATTGGAATAGAAAAATATGGTAAAACTTTGGCGGAAAATAACACTGACAATTTTCTTACTCATCTACAGGAAGAGCTGATGGATGCGGTAAATTACATCGAGAAACTAAAGACTCAAGAAAGCAGTGAACTATTTGACAACATTAGAAAGTGGTTTGATGAGAAAGAATTAATCAAACAAGAAAACGCACCTAAGCAAATGATGAAAGTCATGGAAGAACTTGGAGAGCTATCCAGTGCGATAATCAAAGGTAAACGTGACGAAGAAATAGACGCATTCGGTGATGTAATGATTACTTTGTTAGGATTATCTTATATGCGTAATGTATCATTAATGGCTTGTACACGTTCAGCGTACGAAGTAATTAAAAACAGACGAGGTAAAGTAGTTAACGGATCATTTATTAAGGAATGAACATAATTGAAAACGTTAGTACTTCCTACTTATCTGTAGCAAGATATAGTGGTGGCGTAGTAATTAATGGAGTTGAATACATTTATGAAAATAGTACTGATAGATTGATTCTTAAGAGCTATTATAATAAATACATTCAATCAAAGAAACAAGTTAAGATAGAAGATAGACAAATTAAAATGAATTTATAATGGAAGAGCAAGAAATAAGAAATAAAATTGAAGTGTTAAAAGCAACTTTAACAGGGGAATTGTTGGAAGATTGCGAAACTCAAGCACAAATTTACGAGCTTAAAAAACAATTATCACTTGAAACTAATAAGACAATTGAAGAAATTGACGAAGAAGATGGAGATATTTGCCTCAGTTGTGGATCATAGTTAGTATATTTGTATGCTTTTAAATGGTTTTATCCTCACATCTATATTGGTGTGGGGATTTTTTATTATATTTAACACGTGAACGCACATTTAGACATTTTAGCACGACATGACGAAGATTGGAAACGTATAGTACGTTCCTTCGGTCACTCAGAACATTATGATGATATTGTTCAAGATTTCTACATGAAAGTATACAACAACAAAGTAGTTAAGGTTATCGAAAACAACCAACCGAACAAAGTATATTGTTGGGTGATACTACGAAACCTTTACTTTGACTATCATAGACTTAACAAAGAGCATATAAACATTGATTTAATCAGAGATTTAGTTCAAGAGGACCATATGGAGCTAAAACGAAAGTGGGAAAAAGTATACAATACAGAGGAAGAAACAAAAAAAGACTTCCATTGGTTTGACTTAATGCTTTGGCAACTATACACCACAACTGATTTATCAATGCGTGACATAGCACGAGACACTAACATATCACTAAAAACTATCTTTGCAACCTTAAAACATTGCAGAGAACAAATACAACATAGATTATGGCAAGAAGAAAATCAAAAGGACTCGGAGATTCAATTGAAAAGTTCACCGAAGCAACAGGAATTAAGTCAGTTGTAGATAAGGTTTCAGAAATTACTGGTTTAGATTGTGGTTGCGATAAACGAAAAGAAACACTTAACAAACTATTTCCATACAAGAAACCTGAATGCTTTAATGAAAACGAATTAGAGATTCTAAGCGCGTATAAGGAAAGAAAGCCTGTTACTATATCACCAGTAGAACAAAATGCAATAAACAAGATATATGCACGAGTAATGAAAACAAAAGTAGAATATACTACCTGCGGTTCTTGTTTAGCGGATAGGTTGCACCAATTAATGAGATTGTATAATGAATATTAAAGAATTGTATAACTACATTTATATAGAGAATGAGTTTTATTTTGGAGGTATTGAAATAATATATTTTTTAAACTAATGAACTACTTATTAGCTATAATATTTTTAATGCTATCATGGACGATACTATTCATGTATTTGTACTATATAGCATTTGAATAAACAAAAAAAAATCAATGGAAAAACAAAGAGGCGGTAAAAGAGAAGGAGCAGGTAGAAAACCAGTAGCAGAAGAAAAAAGAGTTACTGATTTAATTGTTAAAGCTCTTAAAGGTTATCATTCTGTTGAAACAGATGAGGAAGCAAAAGAAAAATTTATTATAGATTTATACGGTACTACAAGAGGTCAAATTTTTTTAGCTGAACATTTATTTGGTAAACCAAAAGAAACAGTTGATAATAATATTAATTTGACTGATTTTAATATTAGTGAACTTGTTAGATTTAAAGACTAAATACGTACCATTATTTGAAAAGAATAGTCGGTATTATGTAGTAACAGGAGGTAGGGGAAGCGGTAAGTCTTTTTCGCTTAATGTATTTCTATTGCTATTAACATTTGAGAGTGGTCATGTTATTTTGTTTACACGTTATACATTAACTTCCGCACAAGTTTCAATTATTCCTGAGTTTTTAGAAAAGATTGAAATACTAAATCTTGAACACAAATTCCATGTTACCAAAGATGAAATAATTAATTTAGATACAGGAAGTAGGATTTTATTTAAGGGTATCAAAACAAGTTCAGGAAATCAAACAGCAAATTTAAAATCTTTGTCAGGTGTTACTACTTGGGTACTTGATGAAGCTGAAGAGCTACAAGATGAAGATACATTTGATAAGATTGATTTTTCAATACGTGTTAAGACTAAACACAATAGAGTTATACTTGTACTCAATCCAACGACAAAAGAGCATTTTATTTATAGAAAATTCTTTGAACAAAATGGTATTAATGGAGGAGAAAACACACAGAAGAATGACACTACATTTATTCATACTACCTACTTAGATAACATCGAAAATATTTCTCAATCTTATTTATCACAGATTGAACGAATGAAAGTAGAAAGACCTGACAAGTTTAAACACACAATTCTTGGTGGTTGGTTAGATAAAGCTGAGGGTGTAATATTTAATAATTGGTCAATAGGTAGCTTTGTTAATTGTGGTACCATTGTTTTTGGTCAAGACTTTGGTTCAGTAGACCCTACTACATTGGTTAAAACTTCAATTGATAAAACAAATAAAAAGATTTACATTGAACTTTGCTACTATAAATCAGATTTAACACCTACTCAAATAGTAGAGCTTAATAAAAAGTTTTGTGAGAAAAGTTTAATTGTAGCAGACCATGCCGAAAAATTAACCATTGCAGAAATGAAGAGTAAAGGTTTAGTTGTAGTTGATTGTGTTAAAGGTGCTGGAAGTGTAAACGATGGAATAAGACTACTAAAAGATTATGATTTAGTAATTAGTGAGGATAGTGTTGATTTGATTAAAGAGTTAAATAATTATTGTTGGTTAGAAAAAAAGAGTGAGACACCGATTGATATGTACAACCATGCTATTGATGCCTTGAGATATGCTGTTTCATATCAGTTAGCTAAACCAAATCATGGTAACTACAAAATAGGAATTAGATAGTTAATATATTATGAAGATAGAATTAAACGTGCCTGATAATTTAAGCGAAATAACACTTAAACAATATCAGAAGTACAACACGATAACAACAACAAATGAAGACGCTACGTTCATCACTCAAAAGATGATTGAAATATTTTGTAATGTATCTTTAGCGAATATCGTAAGCATGAAAGCAACAACTATAAATGAGTTGATGTCACATTTTAAGAAGATATTTGAAGAGCCGAGAGCATTCGTTCAAAGATTCACTATTGAAGGTATAGAGTTTGGATTCATTCCTAACTTGGAGGAAATAAGTTTTGAAGAGTATGTGGACATAGAGGCAAACATTACAGACGTAAACAAGTTGCACAAAGCTTTATCTATACTTTATAGACCGATTAAGGAACGTAAAAAAGATTTGTATACTATCGAATCAAAGGACAGAGGAAAAGACTTTACAGAGGTATTAAAATACACACCTTTAAATATTGCATTATCAGCGCAGGTTTTTTTTTGGACTTTAGGTCTCGAATTGTTGAAAGCTATCCCAAACTATTTGGAAGTGCAGACGAGGGAACTCCAGACTATACAGCAAAAGGACAATTTAGCAAGCAGTGGGGATGGTATCACTCAATCTATGATCTCGCTAACGGAGACGTTACAAAGTTTGACGAAGTTACAAGGCAAGGATTACACAAGTGCCTTACACTATTGACATATAAACACGATTTAAACAAAATAATACAGCAAGAAAATGATAGGATATTACACGCTAATAGATAAACTAAAGACTATTTTAGAAGTAGAACCATTTATCAACACGATAACAAAGGGAGGTATTGATCAAGTGGATTTGCAAAAGGTATCACTTTATCCAATTTGCCACATATCTATTAACAATTCACGAATAGAAAGCAGTACAATCGTTTATAACGTGTCTTTTATTCTGATGGACATATTGGATCACAACAAAAAAGAAAGTTCACACGTGTATTACTCGCACGACAACGAGGATGACATAATAAACCAAATGAATGAACAAGCGATAAGAATCTATGAACTATTTAGACGTGGTGCTTTTTATAATAACGGAATGCAGTTAGTTGATGAAAGCGCAAATATCGAATATTTTTCAGATAGGTTTGTAGATAAGGTTGCAGGGTGCACTTTGACTTTAGACGTTGCTCTTTACAATAATGGGACAATATGCTAAGAGATGATATAATAGATGAATTAGAACGCTTTAAAAAGTACGTTGTAAGTCAATCACGTGCTAACTTAACGAGAGGGGGGAAAAACGTTTCTAAGAAGCTTTATAACTCAATCAATGGAGAAACATTCGCAAGTAAAAAAGGGTCGTCTATTGGCTTGTATTTTGAAATGGAAGATCATGGAAGCTACCAAGACCAAGGAGTAAAAGGTAAAATTTCAAGCAATCGTGCGCCTAACTCACCTTATAAATTTGGAACTGGAACAGGACCAAAAGGAGGATTAACAGAAGGTATAAGAGGTTGGGTAAAAGCAAAGAGAATACAATTTAAAGACATCAAAGGACGTTTTTTAAGCTACGAACAAACAGCTTTTATTATTACACGTGCTATCTACAACAAAGGGTTAAAACCAAGTTATTTCTTTACAAAGCCATTTAACAAAGCATTTGAAAGATTACCGAATGATATAGTTGATAGATATGGTTTAGTATTAGAAGAATTACTTAAACAACAATTAAAATGAGTTCATCAGTAACAGCAAGAATTTACGCGAGATCACCTTATATTGTAAGTATAAACGAAGAAGGTCAAGTGTCAGGTAAAGTTGAAATATATTTGTCTAATACAATTAATACAATTCCTGCTTCACCTCAATATACTTTAAGCAAACCAATTCCAAGCAGTAATTTAACAGAAATTACATTTGATATTTCACCATATTGTAGAGAGTTTATAAGTAATTCTTCACCGCAGCCATCATTGACGAATACAGCTCCATTAGACAATTACGAATATTGTTATTTTGAGGTGTTTGCATATTATGATTTAGGAGATGGATATTTATTAGGAACATTTTATAAAGGTGTTGCGACAAATGGATATAATTCATTTGAAGATTATGCCAATGCAGATAATGCAATAGCTGGTATTTATGCTAAATCAGGTGTATATTATTACTATCCTGATTCAAATACAATTGGAAGAATAGGGCATATTGGAATTCATAAATATAACGGAACTTCAGCTATTACATCTGCAGTTTATACAGATTTAATAGAGGGTGTTGTTACGACTGTTGATTTAAGTACAAGTAGTTCTAATCCTTCTCAATTTAGAGTGATACCAAAAGTTTTAAGTGGAAATTATTTCAGTGGGAATATTTTAGAATTAAAAAATGGCTCTACTGTTTTAAAAACATTTACATTTAAACCTATACTTGAATGCAAATATACACCTGTTAAAATTGATTACATAGATAAGTTTGGTATGTGGAATTTTCTATGGTTCTTTAAATCTTCAAATGAAAATATTTCTACTACTTCAAAGCAGTATAATATTAAACAAACTTCATGGAATTACGACCCAATTTATGGAGTATCTAAAATCTTTAATAAGACAGGACGCAAAACTTTTACATTAAATACAGGTTGGATGGAAGAAGATAGTAACTTCCAAATAGAAGAGTTGATGTTAAGTGAAAGAGTTTTAATAGATGGTAAACCTGCGATTTTGAAAACAGATAAAACAGAATTGTTTAAACACTTGAACAACAAACAATTTAGTTACCAAATGGAGTTTGAATTAGCTTACGATTTAATACAGAATGTAAAATGAGACAAGTTGATATTTGGATTGAAAACGAAACTGCAGGAGTATATGACAAAATCGAGCTATTCCAAGATGAGGAAATCATCATTAATAGTTCAATACAGAATGTACAAGATATTTCAAAGGTGTTTACTGATTTTAGTCAAACATTTACCATTCCTGCGAGTTCAGAAAATAATAGAATTTTTAAGCATTATTATGAGAATGCTGTTGACACTTCAATAAATCCAAATTATAGACGTAACGCATACATTGAAATAGATTTAAGCCCATTTAAAAGTGGGAAAATAGCAATCGAGAAAGCTAACATAGTAAACGACAAAATAGAAAGTTATACAATTACATTTTACGGTCTTGTTATATCATTAAAGGATAAGTTTGAAAAATTTAAGTTAGTTGATTTGGATTTCAGTGATTTGAATTTCACTAACAATTTATCAAATACTATTGGATATATTAATACTTCAAGTGATTTAGATTTAGCTTTTCCATTAATATCTACAAAACAAAATAGAGTTTGGAATTATGGATTAGCAAATTCAAACGATATTAGTACAACTGCTGGAGCTATTGATTATTTAGAATTAAATCCTGCAATTAGAAGCAAAACAATTTTAAACAAAATAGCAACTAAATGTGGATTGACATTTACTGGGGAATTTCTGAATGATAAAAGGTTTACTAAATCCTTTTTATGGTTTCAAAATGATAAAGAAAAATTACCTCGCACAGGTTCGCAGTTTAATGTATTTAATGATATTCGTCTTTATTACAATGCGTTTAACCAATTAGGTCAACAGTTTTCATTGTCTAAATACTATACAACTGCATCCCCTTTAGAGCTTCCATTTTACGAGCAAGATTTATTTGATTTACAAAATGCAACTATTGGTGTTCAAAATGTAGTTGGTTTGGAATCAACTATTAATAATATAACTTTTAATTTTACGAGTTCTTCAGGTATTACAAAAATATACATTAAAATATTTATTAATAACAAATTTTATTATGAGGTTGAGGGTGTTAGTGGTACAGCTATAATAGCTGTTAGTGGTCAATTACAATCTTTAGTAAAAGGTAATTATTCGTTTTATATTCAAACAGAAGATCCAACAACGTTAACAGGAACGATGACAGCTAACATAGCTCGTAATGGTTTTGTATATGTTGATGGTGGAAATGTATATAGAAGCAATGCACAAGTTTTTAAATATGTTTCTAATTTACAATCTAAAACATTTACAGCGCAACAATATAACGTAAATGATTATATACCTGATTTGACATTTGAGGATTATATAACGTCAATTTTAAAGACTTTTAACCTTACAATCATACCAAGATCTGAAAGTGAATTTGAATTAATACCTTTAAACGACTTTTATTCTAAAGGTCAGATTTATGATATAACTCCATATGTAGACATTGACGATATTACCATTTCAAGAATACCATTAAGCAAAAAGAATGAGTTTAAACACGAGAAAACTAACAATTTTCTAAATGAACAATATTCTAAAACTTCTACTCAATCACGAGAATATGGAGACTATATTTATTATGATGAAAATTTAGAAGATGGTGAATTTAAAATAGAAACAAAATTTGGAGATATATCAACAGTTAAGTTAGCAACTGATATGTACGTTGGTTATGCTTTAGATAAAGCTTACAATCCACAAATACAAGCTCCTTTGTTGTTATATGTTGATGATAAAATAACCAAGAATTTTAAAATGACTGATGGTGTTGTTACTTCTACTATAAGCGGTTACAGACCATTCATTCAAGAAACAACAATAAACGGTACAAGGTATTCAATACATTTTTCAAATGAGTTAAGCGTTAAGGATAACACTACATTGTACAACAATCTTTTTTCACAATATTACGCATCTTATTTCTTTGGGCTAACGAATCCTAAAAATAGGCTTACAAACGTTACGACTACTTTTCCTTTGTCGCTACTAACTAAGATTAAGCTTTACGATCGTTTAGTTATAAGAGATAAAAGATATATAATAAACGACATTAAACAGAATCTAACTACAAGTGAAGTAGAATTAAATCTATTACACGATTTTAGACAACTTATCAATGCAACGTTACCAAATGCTTTGCAAAGTGGCGGGCAAATGTCTTTTATTATGCCTGCACCTGATGGTGGTAGCGCGCAAATGAACTTTGAAATATCATTAGATACAGAAGATGGTATTGGATACGAAACAGAAAACGATTTATTATTACTAACGGAATACTCACAAACAGTAAGTGGAGCAAGTCAGTTGGTTACTATCAGTTACCCTCCTATTCAAGAAACGACTTATTTAATTGATAGCTCAGGAAATGAATTAATTACAGATAACGGATTAAACATAGTTTCAAACGAAACAACAGGAAACTATTTTACAATTGATTTCACTCTATTCTATGAAGATGGAAGCGAATATACACAACCTTATAACGTTTTTTACGAATGATTTTAAACATTTTACAACTATTAAAAGTTTCTGATTTCTACGGACAATCGGAACTAATCGACATTGCCAAGGGGCGCAATGAGTTAGACTATTCTATTAAGAAGACGTACAAGAGAGAAAAAAGAAAGTTATTAAGTAAAGCTTATAAGAATGGCAACTAAGAAAGTAATTGAAATTGAGGTTAAGGATAATTTAGATAAGACGTCTAAAGGTATAAACGACTTAAACAAAGAAGTAAAAGATTTAACCAATAGTGCTGATAGATTAGATAAAGAGTTTGAAGATGTATCCAAAACATTTGACGAAGTATACGGAGATTTAAAGCCACTTACAGCACGTTTAGGAGAGGCAGAAGATAGACTTTATGAATTAGCATTGGCAGGAAAACAAAATACTGCTGAATACAAAGAACTATTAAAAGCAACTGCAAATTTTAGACAAGTTCAGATTCAAACTGACATGGTTGTTGATGCTGCTGCTCAAACAATGTCGCAAAAATTAGGAGGGGCTTTACAAGGTGCTGCGAGTGGTTTCTCATTAGTTCAAGGCGCAATGGGGTTAGTTGGTGTTGAAAGCGGAGACGTTGAAAAAGCATTATTAAAAGTTAATAGTGCTATGGCTTTGGCTCAAGGTGTTGAAGGTGTACGAATGGCAATACCTTTATTTACTGGTTTAGCAACAGCAATAAAAACAAGTGTTGTAGGTGCTTTTTCAACTTTAAAAGGTGCAATTGCATCAACAGGAATAGGTCTTTTAGTTGTGGCTTTGGGTGGTTTGATTTATGCAGTTGATGAATACAACGACCAATTAGATGAGGAAATTGACAAAACAAAAAAGGCAAATGAAGCAAATAAAAAATATTTAGATACACTAAATGAAGTAATATCACAAAGAGAAAAGGAAAGAAATAGCAGAAAAGGAGGTTTAAATGATTTACAAAGAGAAATAGACCTTTTAAAGGCAAAAGGGGGAAGTGAATTAGAAATATTTAATAAACAAAAAGAATTAACAAGAAAAGAAATTGATAATTTAAAAATTAGATATTATTCATACGACCAAACTAAAAAAGCTGAACGAGATGCTGCACTTGAAACTTATGAATTATTAA